ATCGGATGGTATTGGGAGATAGCAGACAATCACTCCGAAGGGGTTGACAATGTAGCAACATCCGAGGTATAATAGAGACATGCACAGGGATTTCACTATGTAACAACAATCAACTACTGATTACATGCACTAAGTTATAACAACTGTGACAGTGCTAAATGATACTTAAGGCAGTTAATTACGCCCCCCTTAATGTTAAAAACGGCCATAACCTAACCTACAAAGGTTCCCCAGAGCGATTGTTATATAATTCCAATAAAGTTTTCCACAGGTATTTAAAAATTTTCCACAGGTAAAAAATGGACTCTAAGGTTCGCACAGACAGACAAGACACACGTACATGGGCAATAGAGAACTTGATAAGGCACGAGTCCTTCCTAGATCCTCGGATGTATGCCTGTGCTGATCACTTTGCATCAGTTAGTGCTTCTCATACATTAGAAGATCTATATACACTATGGGTTGAGTGGAAAGATAATAATCCGACAGACAATCCCCAAGTAATTAACCGTATGTAAGCATGTCCCATAGATTCACAACCAAACTCGAAGAAGATGATTTCGGTGATTTAATTGTCACGATACCTTATGAAATTTGTGAAGAACTGGGATGGGATCTGGGATCCGAATTAGATTATGATATATCAGACGACAATACGTCATTTACACTGAGGAAAACGAAGGATGATTGATGAGACACCAAAGATAACTGCAGAGGTAAATGAAAATTTAACTGCTATTTCTGGTGACCAGATTGCAGAGTCACTAAAGAATATAAATGAGTGCCTGAAACTGCTCGGAAAGCGTCTTAAAGACGTGGAAACATATGTTGCTGAAATACCCACGCCAAGCAAGACTTTCTACAAACCAAAGGGGTATGAGGACTATTTGAACCTATCGGAAAATTTTACAGAAATCTACAAGAGGTTAGACAAGATAGATGGGATGCAAAACTAATCAGTACACAGACATCTGTGGACGAGGACATTGCTATAACTATACGGCACCAAATCCTCCTAACATAGGATCTTCATTGGGTGTGACGATTGAATATAAGGAATATCCACATTCTTTCATACGTGATCCAGGGGCGATCCACAATTATAACATACCTGATAGAGATAACGATGCTATCATGTATCCATTCTACCTAACTGAGTACGAAACTCCCCATATACCATCAGCAACTTGTGGAATGGAATCCAAGACCGACCCTTGTAGTGGAGGTCATACTTTTGGTAGAGAGGCATTCGATGCAACTATAATTAACTTAGACTTTACTCCATCCGATTTATCATTTGACTTCCAATTTTCAGATACTTGGTTTTCTTATCTCTACGATACATCTGATGATGCAGGACATATTGGTGTAGCAGCATATTGGTTAGAAGATGATGAAGGACAAGTTACAACTACAATACTGCCTACTGGTTCACCAGGTGATGCTGGTTATGATCCAGGTAGCACTAGTAATACGTATTCTGGTACTACTGCATGTGTCCCTTGCACTAACTTCAATTGTACCCCCGCCAAAACCACATTAAAGTACGAGGGATGTGAAGATCTAACTGATGACCCAGATTGTCCACACCCTACACTATTTGCTATTGATACTGAATCACTTAAGATTGCATTTAGTTATGATCAGTTTGCAACTACAGTACCTACTGGTGTTTTAGACTTCGAACTTAGTTTTGATGGTGTAACCTATGCTGATGCATGGAATGCAACGACATTAGAAGGTATTGAATATCAATCATCTCAAAATCCATGGGCATATCAAGATGCTGGATTCTCCGACTTTGAAATCTTTGATATTAATGATGGTGCAAATGCAGCAGACTTTAGAGTAAAGTTTAGAATAGAATCTAGATTTGACGATTCTGCTGCACCTCCTGCTTCAAATACAGTAATGCTTGGTACCAAATGGATATGTACTGAAATATTAAACAATGGAACAGGGTTTACTGTAGGTCAAGTATTCCCATTATCTGCTCAAGTGCGTTTGGATAGTGGTACATTAGTAAATATGACAGTCAATTTAAAGATTACTGCTGTTGGTGCTACTACTACTCTTTCTGGAGGAGATGTTAATGATATCATGAGAAAGGGTGATAAGATCAATGGACATACAATCACCCGTACATTTCACACTGAAGTAGGAGAATTTCCGTATCATATTGTGTATGTTGACGGATCTGGTACTAATTTTACTAAAGATACGCAATATACCTCTGATAGGAACCACGTTATCACGGTAAAAGCAGGTTTTGGTATTCCTGATCGTGCAATTATGCTAGGTTTATACGAATTTTTGGATAAATCGCTCCAATATGTTACGGGAGACGTTAATCAGAAGGGTCCAGACATTTTCAATAGCGTCATTTACCCAACTGCATACATTTCTCTTAATGAAAATGGCGGAATTTCTGATATTAACATCTCTGGTGGTGCTTATGATTTCAATACTGGAAATTTTGATGACTTAAATCCATATGCAACGTTAACTGGATACGCTACTGCTGAAGATATTGCAACTACTGGAGGTACTGGAAGCGGATTAACAGTCGATATTGAGGTTGGTAACATACTTGATGACACAAGTAATACATTAGTTGACCGTATTTCTACAGTAAAAGTGAATCAACCTGGTACTGGGTACACTGTAGGTGATAAAATCACTATTGTTGGCGGCGGTGCTATAATTCAAATCTCAGAAGTCACTAATGGAGGGCAAAATTTAGATAAATTGGATAGTGCTCCTATATTAGCAATTACCAGTCCTGATGATGACGGTAATCCTATACCAAATAAGTCTACAGATGACGGAGAACCAGAATTTATTTTCAGATTCGGAAAAAATAAAATCAAATTTGAGATTGTTACAAAAAAAGGTGGTGCTGATATGGAAGTTGTCTCCGAAACTGGTGGAAATAATCAATCAGCAGAAATAAAAGGTAATTTTAGTGGTGGATCATTAACTTCTGTAGACATTCTTAGACCAGGAAAGGGATATTCTGCAAAAATAAGACCACAGTTAGTCATGACTAACATGAATGAAGAGCAAGTAGAGACTGTTGATAATGCTGCACAAAGAGATAATTTAATTTCTGAGTTTCAGGACATCGTAAAATCCTTGCCAGAGGGCGATATAAGTGCATCTGCCGAGGATTTACAGGCAATTGACGATTCTTATAACAAAGTTCCTGCAGAACGAGATCATAGGTATAAAAATGCTCCTATGGAGATTAAATTGGATCCTAAAGTGGAACGTGTAGTACAACGTTTTCAACGTAAATTGCAAAAATTTCAAACAGATCCATTAAAATCCATTATTGTGCCCGAATATGATACAGATTTTCTAAAAGATACTCCAATCGATGAAGATACGAAACAAATTATTAGAGATACTAAAAAAACGGAAAAAGAAACGGTTATAAAGAATATTGATGATATTACTCAACCAGTATATCCTGAATTTAGTCGTTTTGACGAATCTAAGGTGCAAACCAATGCGGGAAGTTTTACAGATTTACCACATGCGTCAAAATACACTAAATATCTTATGCGGCAGTACCGCCCCGATCCTCAAAAACTTCAAAAGTTGACAATAACTTTAGGTTGCACACCTGTTAATATTGGTAAATCACATTTCGTATGTAATCAACCAACAGCAACACCAAATACAGATACTGGTGTAGTTGATAATGGTGATGGTACAACTACTCAGGAAACACATGTATTCTCTTTTGGGAATCTTGTAAGAGGGCCTGGTTGCCAACCATGGGAGGCAGTTGGGGAAATGTCGATCTGGCATGATCTTAGTAGAGATGCTAGAACGGTAGTACGAGCAGCACAAGCATATGGCAACCCATATGATGAATAAAGGAGGACAATAGAATGCCATTAGCAGCAAGACCAGTAAGTTTAGGGGCAGCCGCCCTTTTTATGGGAACTTGTAGTGGACATGGAACAGGTTGTGGATCAACTCACCATGCAGGACTAGGAGGAGGAGTTCTTCCTGGTTGTATGAAACCACCAAAGGATCCAAAGATCGTTCCTAGAGCTGTAAAACAGATGGATGCCGTTACAATATGGCCACCAACTCCACAGACTCCTCTAACTGCTATAACTAGAAATGTCTTGATTAATAGAATTCTCCCTATTATTGATCAAGATCTATTAATTACACATCCAACACCTGTTACTCATCAGGCATGTTATACTGGAATCCCAAAAGGATGTCCACCAGGTTGTGTCACCAATCCTGCTTATTGGTGTACAATTGGTACTGAAGGCGGTCGTGAGAGTGCTAAAGGTCATGCTCGTAAGCATATGGCAACTATTAAAACAGTTTTCATTAATGCAAGAAGAGCAGGTGTGTTTGGAGATCCCTTTGGGGACAATAGCGTGGCATTCCCATGCAATTCAGTAGTAACTGGATCAAGTAAAAACGTTTTTATCGGATGTACAAGAGGTTAAATTATGGCGATTTATAAACAGTCATTGACTGGGACCAATATGATTGAGTCAACTCCCAAGAAGACTCGACAAGGAAAAGGAAAGCACTCAAAGTATTCTGCTAGTAGTAGAAATGGTGCTAAAAAGCGTTATCGGGGACAAGGGCGATAAATATAATTATATAAAGTCCTGATAGGGAGAGATGGCCTTAAAAAACATAGGTGGTTCTAATTTAAAAAGATCGAGAAGTTTTAAAGACTTTTCGATCAATTTTGCTAAGAATCCGTTTACAGATGATCTTTCTATAGTAAATAATGATAACTCCATTAAACAAGCAGTCAAAAACATAATTTTAACTGCTCCTGGAGAAAAACCGTTTCAACCGTTAGTCGGTTCGTCCGTAAACAGACTTTTATTTGAACCGCTAGATGCATTTACTGCAGATGCTATTGCGGAAGAAATTACGACGACGATCAATCAATTTGAACCAAGAGTAAAACTTACAAATGTAGAGGTTACTCCGATCTTTGAGGGTAATAAATTAAATGTATCACTTGAATATAAGATAGTTGGTTTACCTATTGTTGAAACGATAGAATTTGTTTTACAGAGACCAGAGTAATGCAACCAAATAACCTAACAGCGTTAGATTTCGAAGATGTAAAATCTTCAATAAAGTCATATTTGAGGACTCGTGATGAGTTTACTGATTATGATTTTGATGGATCATCATTGTCGTATTTAATTGATCTATTAGCATATAACACATATTATACCTCTTTTAATGCAAATATGGCATTGAATGAGGCATTTTTGCCTTCTGCTACAATACGGGATAATGTTGTTAATATTGCTAAGTTGCTAAATTATGTTCCTAGATCCATTAGTGCATCTAAATCTTGTATAAAACTAAATTTAACTACTACTCAAGTAAATGCTGAATTTCCAACATCAGTTACTTTGAAAAAGGGTGCTGTTGCATCAGGTGGTGCATATCTTTGGAATATTTTGGATGATATTACTGCTAATGTAAATCAAACTACAGGTGAGGTTATATTTGACAAAGTTACCGTCTATGAGGGTTCTTTGGTTACTTTCTCATACCTTGTTAATACATTTGGAAAACAAACCTATAAAGTTGCCTCAGAAGATGCTGATATTTCAACGTTAGTTGTAAAAGTAAGACCAAACGAATCATCCACTCAATTTGACCTCTACAGTCGTGCAGAGACTGTTGCTACTGTAACACCCACAACTCGTTCGTACTTCTTGTCTGAGACCGAGGATATGAGGTATGAGATAAGATTTGGTGATGATAGTGTTGGTAGAGCAGTAAAAGACGGAGAAGTTGTCGATCTTGAGTATTTGGTTACATCAGGAAAGGATGGTAATCAAGTTAGTACTTTTAGTTTTATTGGAAGAATTATTGATAATAATGATAAGGTTTATCCTGCTTCGACTGTTAACTTAGTTACTAAGCAAAAATCTCAGCAAGGAGATAAAGCAGAAAGTGTTGAGTCAATCAAGTATATGGCTCCCAGATACTACTCTGCACAGTATAGAGCAGTAACTGCTCAAGATTATGCAATCATTACTAAAAATATCTACAATAATGCAGATTCTGTAGTTGCATATGGTGGAGATGCATTAAATCCTCCTATTTACGGAAAAGTCTTTGTTGTTATTAAAACAAAAACAGGTTCAAATCTTAATGATGCAACCAAGAAACAAATTGCTGCTGACTTAAGACCTTATGCAATGGCATCTATCGATCCCGTTGTAACTGATCCTGATGATGTCTACATCAATGTAAAAGTCTTTGCTTTGTATGATACTGGTTGTGGATCAAATCCATCTGAAATTGAAACTGATATCAATAAAGCAATTGGTGATTGGGGATTACAAACACAAATTAATAATTTTAACTCAACGTTTAGAGCACAACAACTTGAGAAAGCAATTACACTTTCTAATAAGTGTGTTACAGATACATCGCTTCAAACAACTATTTTGAAGTATATCAAACCAGATACAAACTCAACGAACACATATTGTGTCGCTACTGGAGGTAATCTGTATAATAGTGCTCCTAGTTTAGATGGTGGTGATGGAACCTGTAAAAAGGAACCTGTAATCCTATCTGGTACATTTAGAACTGCTGATAGACCTGGTGTTGATCAACAGTTTGAGGATGATGGTTATGGAAATTTGAGAACCTTCTATAATACTGGTATTCGTAAAATTTATACTAGTGATGCTGCAGGAACAGTAAATTATGATACTGGTGAGATTTGTTTTGGACCAGTTAATGTTATTAATACTGGATCAGCAACTTTTATTGCTGGTGCAGTAACAGTTACTGATGATGTAACTGGAATTGGCGATGTTACTGATACTACACTGTTACCAATAGATCTTCAAATTCCAGTTCAGTTTATCCCTGCCAATAATTCCACTATTCCAGCAACAACGCCTGGAACTATTATCAATATTATTAATCCAGTGATTACAGTTGCTCCTGTTGGAACAGTCGTACCTCCAACAGTCCCACTAAATAGTTTGACACCAACGGATTTCAATGTGACTCCTGCTATTCTTGATATCCCTGCTATCAGTAATCCTGGTACATTCAACGACTCTAGTTGCTTTTAAAAGATAGATGAATATTAATAAGGTCTCCCAGTCGATTGCTTCTCAGGCTCCTGAGTTTTTAAAGACAGATTACCCACTGTTTAATAAGTTTGTTGAGTACTATTACAGGTCTCAAGAAAAAACTGGTCTGGGTCAAAATATAATTAATAACTTTTTGCAATATCTTGATATTGACAAACTGGATATTAATATTTTGGGTGGTACTACAAAGGTAGTAGAAGGAATTACAGCAGAAAGTAGTGAAATCGTTGTTGAAAGTGTTGATAATTTTTTAGATTCTAATGGTTCTATTCTAATTGGTGATGAGGTAATATATTATGAAACATCTACAGCAGCACCAAACGTTGCCTTAAGTCCTGGTATTTCGTATGAACAAGTAAAGTTAAAGTGGACTGGACTTGCTCAAATCATTAATTTGTTTGATGGAACAAAAGTTAGATTCCCTCTTACTTCTCAATCTTCTCCAATTGCTCCTCCAACTGCTCAACATTTGATTGTCAGTCTTTTTGGAGAGGTTTTAATTCCTACTGTCGATTATACAGTTGATGGCACTGATATTGTTTTTACAACTGCTCCAAGAACTAGAATTACTGGAGATGATAATGCTGATACGTATATTACATTTTTAAGCGGGTTTATTGAAAATAATATTATTAGTATTGATGATATTTCCGCGACTTTCGGAGATAGTAAGACTGAGTTTAAACTTACAAGCGGAAGTGTTAAATATGAACCTATCGCTGATGAATATATTATAGCAGTTTATGATAATAAACTTCTTGTACCAGGATTTGATTTCTTTATTGACGGAGATCTATTCATTTTTGATGCTGCACCGTTAAATGGAAGAATTCTTTCATTATATTCCATTGAGGCACCTATTCCTACTTTTGGTGCTGGTGCTGTAGGATATGCACGTATTAATAATGCGGGTGAACTTACAGGTATTAGTAGTAGTAAAACTGGATCTGGATATGAATACACACATCCTCCAAGAGTTTCCGTAAATCACCCAGAAGGTTCTGGTGCTTCAGCAAGTGCTCTTGTAAATGGTATTAAAAACGCAGTTTTACTTGATGGTGGAAAGGGATATAGTGATACAAACCCTCCTACTGTTATTGTACAAAATCCAATTAATGTTGGTGCGGAATTACCTCAGTTAAAAGCTACTGTTACCAATGGTTCTGTTTCATCTCTTGAAGTTGAAAATTCTGGTAGCGGATATACATTTGTTCCTAGAGTTACATTTAAACAACCAGGCGGAGCAAAAGTTGGAGCAGCTACGCTTACAGACGGATCTATTACAGGAACTATTGCAGTAACAGATGGTGGACAGGGATATTCAACTGTACCAAAAGTTTATGTTGATGAACCAACAGGAACTGACCCTGTAACCGCTGCTTTAACAGCAACTCTTACTGATGGTAAAGTTACCGCAATTAATATTGTAAATGGTGGACAGGGTTATGAAACCTTACCTAGAGTCGCAGTTATCGATCCTACTGGTGCTCAAATTCTACAAACCCTTATTGATTCTGATGGTAGGGTAGTTTCAGTTGAATTGTTAGATGGTGGTAGTGGATATGATGATGTACCATCTGTTTATATCATTGACCCTAGAGAAGATGGTGGAACTGGTGCAACAGCGACTGCCAGTGTTTTCAATGGTAAAATTACTGATATTAATATTGGTAGTTTTGGATCTGGATATTCTATTTCTCATCCTCCTGAAGTTATCATTCAAAATCCCCCAGAAGCAACATCTTCTGTACAAATTGGATTAAATGAAGTTACTGGTTTCTCAGTTTCTAAAAAAGGACAACAATATACTAAAGCAAAATTTGATGGTTGTGCAAGAGCAGTTAGTGGCATTATTGAGTATACTGGAACTGGAAATGCAGTATTTTCAAATAATACTACAGCAGCGGTTGCTGATGAAGATACTGAAGTTAAATGTCTTGATGCTCTCTTTGTTAAGAGACTTTTAGATAAGTATACTGAACAATTCCTTCCTGATGTTCCAGAACTGGATTATACTAAAATTGATGTAAGAAATGCAATTAAATCTGTAAAAGATTTTTATTCTACAAAAGGAACTTCATTTAGTATTGCATACTTATTTAAGTTACTTTATGGTGAACAGGTATCAGTTTCTTATCCAAAAGATCAAATTACCAAACCATCTGCAGCAACTTGGTCTATCGATACTATTCTTAGAGCAACTCTTGTTAGTGGTGATCCTACAGATATTAAAGATGGTCTTTTAAGTCAGGAAGAGAGTATTGCAGACCCTAATATCAAGGCAGCGAGTGCTTTGATTGAAAATTACATTTCTATCAAGACTTCTGACGTTGAACTGTTTGAACTTGTTTTGTCTGAAGAAACTATTGATGGTTCTTTTGTAGTTCCATATAAAACAAAACTTGCAGAACCTCTTGATACAACTAATAGTATTATTACCGTAGACTCTACAATTGGTTGGCCAGAAAGGAACGGTGAATTTATTATTGGTGGTACAGAACTTATTCAATATAAAGAAAAGTCATTAAACCAGTTTATTGAGTGTACTCGTTCTGTAAATGGCACGATTGAAGATTGGGATTCTGCAACTCAAATTACTTCCAATCTTCAGGTCTATGTTAATAAAGGAACTGCACAAGAAGTTATTCTAAACATTGTTGGTATTGTTGATGCTCAACAAACCGTTCTGACCGATACTGGATCTTACTATCTTGCAGGAGATAAACTCTCTGTATCTAAACTTGGTGGTAGTTCTACTGCTCCAGAACTCCAAACTTGGTTATATAACGTCAAAAAACTTTTAACTGTTGATAGTATCACTTTTGGTGGTGTCGATAATAGATTTGCGACAGTTACTTGTGCAAATAATCACGGTTTATTGGTTGGAGATCAAGTTACTGTATATGGTGCTAATCCAATCATCTATAATGGAACTTTCTTAGTAACTTCTAGGGATAGTACTACAGTATTCCAATATCAACTTCCACAAACAGCAGAGGTTACACCTCAAGGTAATATTCTTGTATCTGTTGACCTTAACAAAGGTAAGTCTGATAATAGTGCTGTATTTAGATCTATTGGACCATATACGACAAATATTCAGAACTCTTTCTTTGATGATAATTATGTTTATGTTGCATCTACTGGTATTCCCAATTATACGATTGGTCCTTTTCCAGGATCGGCACTTTTACCTGGAAACCAACGTAAATTAAATAGATTCCCATTAATTCCTTCAACTATTTCTATTAAGGATACTATTATTCCTGGTCCTATTGGAACTTGGATTAATGGTACATCTGTTTGGTCTTACAAATCTAGCATTAAGAAAACTTTTGGTCCAGTTACAGCAATTAATATTACTAATGCTGGTCAGGATTATGATGCTGCATCACCTCCAAATATCACTATTTCTGGTGGTGGGGGAGCAGGAGCAACTGGTTCTGTAACTGTTAATGGATCTATTATAGAAATCGCTGTAGATAGTGGAGGTAGTGGATATACTTCATCTCCATTGATATCAATTGTTGGTGGTTCTGGATCTGGTGCATCTGCAACTGCTATTGTTACTAAGGGAGTTGTTTCTAGTGTCCTTGTAAACAATGGTGGTTCTGGATATACATCTCAACCAAGTATTACTGTTGTTGGTGGCGGTGGAACTGGTGCTACAGCAACTGCTTCAGTTCGTGGTCCTATTCAATCGATTGCAGTTAGTAATGGTGGTGATTCTTATACTACTAAACCTACAGTTACTTTAAGTTCTGGTACTGGTGCTGTTGCTCAAGCAATTGTTAGTAATGGTAGAATTATCTCTATTGCTATTATTTCTGCTGGTACTGGATACACCACAGCACCAGAAGTAACTATTCAGGGTGTTGGTTTTGGTGCTATTGCAAAAGCAACTATTGATACTGATGGTGAAAATGCTGGTAGGGTAACAAATATTGAAATTCTTAATCGTGGTATTAACTACGTTCAAGGAACAACATTAATCAATCTTACCTCTGCTGGTTCTAATGCAACCTTTGAACCCACGGTATTTGAGTGGACTTATAATTTACAAGAGACTACAACTGTTGACTCTGCAAAAGGTTCAGTATTTGCTGGATTTAACAATCAGTATGGTGGTGAATATGCTCATATTTCCAATCCTCAGAGATTAAGATATATTCTTGGGGATAATTTATTTGAAAATGTTAGTGGTGCTATCTTAGAACAAGATACTCAATTAACACACTCTCCTATTATTGGTTGGGCATTTGATGGTAATCCTATCTTCGGTCCTTATGGATATTCTGATCCTACAGATCAATCATCGAATATTGTACGTTTGAATACCTCGTATCAACTTAAATCAAATCTAGTTTATAATGAAATCTCTAATCCTACTCCAGTTAGACAGTCTGGTCCTTTACTAACCGATGAAACTGCTGGTAAATTTGTTGAAGATTATGAATATTCTTTTGGGTTAGGTGATCTTGATCAATATAATGGTCGTTTCTGTAAAACACCAAACTTCCCAGACGGTAGATATTGTTACTTTATTACAGTTGATACTACTGAAAACGGAAATGCTCTATTCCCTTATGTTCTTGGTCCAAGTTTTAACTCTATTGCAGATCCTTGGAACCTGAATAAAGATGCAGTTCAACAAAATATTCCTACAGGTGTTGTAAGATATCGTGATCCTTATGAAAATGTTGATATCGATGTTGATAGAGCACCAAATGCTTCTACAAATGCATTATCTCTTGAAAATGGAGATATTCTATTATTTGAAATAGAAGATGAAAATAGGGATGGTGTTATTACTCAAGATGAGACTGATGATCCAGATCAAATCTTTGAAGAATCTCCATTACAGTTGTTTGATTATTTCCCATCAGTAAGATTTGATTCTAAAGTTGATATTGAAGTTGAGACAACTACTAAATTCGAAGATGCTTCTGTTAGTGGATTTATTATTGAAGATGCTGGTAAAAGTTATCAGGTTGATGATATTCTTACTTTTGACAATGAAGATACTGATGGAACAGGTGTGTCTGCTAGAGTTTCTAGAATTACTGGAGAAACTATTAGTTCATATACCTTTGAAACTGAAGGTGATGAGTTTATTGGTAAACTCACTACAAGTACACCTCACAACATTGTTGAACAGGACACAATTTATGTCTCTTATAATCCAATTATGGATGAGACAAATAAACAGTATTTTGTTAGACAATTTAAAGGTATTGAAGAGATTGTTATTAATCAATCTGGATCTGGATATGATTCTGAAATTCCACCAACAGTTATTATTGATGGAGATGGAGAATCTGCAGCACTTAGTGCAACTGTAAGTTCTACAGGATCAATTTCTGCGGTTAATATTATAAATTCTGGAATTGACTATACTAAAGATCCTAGAGTTATCTTAAGTCATCCTCAAATCTTTAAGAAGGCAGATTACTATGTTGCATTGGTTGAAAATGAAAATTATGTAAAAATCAATGATGTTTTTGTGAATGGTGAAAAGGATGCTTTCTTCTGTGGTAAAACTCTTGATACTAATGGTAATGAAGTTGCATTTAT